CAAACACCAATACATGGTGACTGATAGTTGCTCACAGCTTTTCTCCACAATGAGGACACTTATCCTCGCTTAGCTCCTCCACTAGTTTTTTTAGCCTTCGAGTGTCTTGCAGCTGTTTCTTCAGCCACTCTTTTCTGCGTTCGCTTGAGGGACGCTCAAGTTCCTCTTTGATTAAATGTTTTTGTTTTGCGAGTTTCTCTACAAAAACACCTTTAAAACCTTTAAATTTGACTGCCATGATACTCTTCCTCTAATAAAGGTTCAAATATTTTTACTCTATACTGTTCAATATCTAATGTTGCCATTCCCGCAGGCATTGTAGCTTGATACTCTTTATAGTATTCAATTAGTAGATCGTCGTGATACAGAATCATCGCAGTCCTCCGCTAGTGTTCCATCAAATACTGTATATGTATACTCTTCTCTAACATCAAAAAAGTACTGTTCTGAGTCTCTGCCTTTGTCATCTACAAATATATCGGCATGAGGTTTGCCCATCAATAGACGATGGTATTTGCATCCCCACGTCTCAAGCTGTTGTTCCGTAAAATCACGAAGAGCTAGTCCTGCTTCTTTCATTGCGAACTCATGCGGTATATCAGAGAAACGTCCCATTGCTCTGGCAGTAAAATAAGTAATGTGATTGCCTGCATCAAATAAAGAATTTACTTTCGCAATACGATGTTTCATCGGCTTTGCATCGCCATAGTTTCTACCTTTTACCCAAGTACAAATCGTACCGTCTATATCAAAACAATATCTCATTCGTGTACAAACTCCTTTATCATTGGAAAGACACACTCAATACAAGCTGCACATTCCCTTGCAATCTCTCGATGCTCCTTTTGGGTTTCAACTGAAGATCGTAAATCTACATAATGTATCCACGATCTTACACTTCCTTGCATATACATTCTACTAATTGTTATTCCTTCGGGCAATACTGCTCTGGCCTGTTCTTTTGCGATACCTTGATCAAGTGCCCACTTATAAGCACTACTTGCAACATCAGTTACTTTCTTTTGTTGTTGTAACCACTGATAGTGTATTCCTGAATCATTATCCAAAACAATACTGTTCTGGCGATTACTTTGATCTTGCATTCGTGCTTCTTTGTACTCAAACGGAAATCCTAAGTCTCCTACTTCTGCGTATCGCTGACTAAATTCTTGAAAAGAAAAGCTACGATGACGTAGTATTTGTCGTGCAATATCACGAGTTGTAGTAATCTCTAGCACAATATTTGCCATCTCAAAAGGAGACCAATGCTTATGCTTTATAAGATATCGTGTAAGTTTTTCCGCTGTTTTGTTGTTTTCTTGATTGTTTGGGTTGGAGACCCTTGCCATCATAGCAATCTGGTCTAAGAGGTTCGCTCCTGGAGTCGGTGATACTAGTCGTACATTCATGCTGTAATCCTCTTTTCGTAGTCAGCATAGTCCTCATTCCACCACGGTGGCTTTTCTCGACCTTTCCAACTTGCAAATGTCGCTTTGTCCAAGTGATAATAGTCCCGATAGGATTGAATAGGATCATCATAGTTTTTCAATACATCTGGCATAGCCAGTCCAAACTCTGTAAACCCGAGTCGTGGTAAGTTTTTTGTTTCTTGTAATTTGTTTATCACTATGACTGATTTGTGTTCTTTGCCATAGCGATAACGATATTCTTCTCCAAGTGCATTTGCATAGCAATGTGTCCACTCGTGATTGTCCAGAGAACATCTTGCCCATATCGTACAAGGATGGTTGTACATCATTGGCAGATAGGGAGAAAGAGGGCGTTCTTCTTGGGGTAGTTTTGCAACTTCTTTTTTCATTGCATTGAGATGATCTCTTTCGCTCTTCTCAAGAGCACGAGGTATAAAACCAAGATGCTCGTCTATCCAAATAGTTGTTGACAAGATTTGAGCCGCTTCGAGAGGCATCTTGACAATGTGTTTGTCTACATGATACTCGGCACACTTGTCGAGATCATCGTCTAAGTAAAATAAATTCATGATAGTATTATACGTGTTTTTTAATTAGTTGTCAAGAATAATTATCAAGTATGTCCGCAATATTCAGTCCTAAATTGTAGAACCAATCTCTGTTGCCACCTCGAGTAACTTCTGCGGCAGTGCCCAATCGAATTCCACTTGTTTCTACAAAGCTACGTGGATCATTTGGTATTCCATTTTTGTTACAAGTAATTCCATGTTCTTCTAGTAAATCTGCTGCTTGTCTTCCGCTAATAGCTTTTTTACTCAAATCTACGAGAACAATATGACTGTCTGTTCCTCCTGTTGCAATATCGAATCCTCCATACTTTAAACCATCTGCAAGTCTTTCTGCACTTACAAGAACTTCTGTTATGTAGTCTCGAAACTTTTCTGTGCTTGCTTCTGCAAAGCATTGTGCTTTTGCAGCAATAATATTCATAAGAGGACCTCCTTGTGTTCCTGGAAAAATTGCACTATTAATTTTTTTCGATAGACAAGAGTTATTCCACAGTATCATTCCACCACGTGGTCCTCTTAAAGTTTTGTGCGTTGTGCTCGTTACTACGTGAGCATGAGGGAAAGGGCTGGGATACTGTCCTGCGGCAATAAGTCCACTATAATGTGCGATATCACAGACAAGGTAAGCTCCAACAGAGTCGGCAATTGTTCTAAAAATGTCCCATCGAATTGTTCGAGGGTATGCGCTAGCTCCTGCCACGATAACATGGGGACTGTGTTGAAGTGCAAGTTCCCATACTTGATCATAGTTAATTTTACCATATTTATCTACTCCATAAGTTAATGCGTTATATACTTTTCCACTCAATGTCGGAGGTGCGCCATGACTCAAATGTCCTCCACTTGCAAGATCCATACCAAGAAGTGTATCTCCAGGTTTCATAAGAGCTTGATAAACTGCTGTATTTGCATTGACCCCGCTGTGAGGTTGTACATTTGCAAACTTACATTTATACAATTTTGTAACTAATTCAATGGCATGAATTTCAATTTCATCCATATGCTCACAGCCGTTATAGTATCTTTTAAAGGGATATCCTTCTGCGTACTTATTTGTAAAAACACTACCGCATAGCTCACGCACAGCGTCACTCGCAAAGTTTTCACTTGCTATAAGTTCGATTGTATGTTTTTGTCGTGTTTGTTCTTTGCGTAGTATTTCTTTAATTGTCGAGTGCACTGATATAGTCCCCCAGAACATCTATATCTCTATCAGAGAGAATGGAAGCCTGTGACCACATGATCATAGATTGCTTTCCTCTCTGTTGTCTATTTTTATACTGAACCAGTGCAGTTGTTATGTAATCTTTCGATTGACCTGCGAGTTTAGGGAACATTCCCATACCTTCGCCTCTTTGTCCATGACATCCTGCACAGCCAGCCCACGATTGAGGAGTAGGATCTTCTATCACGACTGGAGCTTCCATCAACCCCGCTGCGATTAATCGTTCTTCCTCTAGTTTTGCAAGTCTTGTTACTTCTCTTCTTTCCAGTATTTGTTCATAACACTCACCAATGCAATGATTACCATGTGGTTGTCCTCTATATTCTGCAAGTGACAATCCTGTATACAATAGTATTCCTGCTACTATACATACTCCTAGTGGTATTGCAATGTTTTCATCAATTTCATTGTGTTTACTCATTTAAACATATCCTTTAAGTCTTTTATAAATGCGGCTACATGAGCCGATACATAAATACAGAAAAAGAATGTTAAAATTCCAAAAACAAATATTGTTGTCGCTTCCATTAATCTGTACTCTTTCTATTTTCTTCTGCTAACTTTTGAATTTCTTCATTACTCAAGTAATCTAAATCCCAATGAGTACATCTTTCTTTGACACGATCGTACTTAGTCTTATCTTTGTGAGCATAAGACTTATTGAATTTATAAGCGTATTTTGCTACTGGATTTTTCATTAAAAGAGTATTCCTGCATGCTCCAATTTATTTCTAAGAGTTCGTTCATCCATGTATCCACACGTTGCCATCGCCCTGTTTCTACCGTGACAAACATAAATATCCCCACGTTTCTTTGCTTTCATAGCCTCGTCTAGCTGACTATATTCTTTCTTTTCGCTAGTACCAGTTGTTGCGCATCCCGCTAACATTGATACTGCTAGTATTGCTACTATTTGTTTCATGTTATCTCCTATAACAGTAAGATAAGTATCATAACTACCGGTATTACCATTGCCGCGATTTCTCCCATACTAGCCTCCTCCAAAAACCATGCCCAAAAGCATAATAATCATAACTGCTGCTCCGATATAATCCATACTCATTTCTCCCTTGATACTTTTTGTACCTTTTCTACGGTTCTCATTGCACCCAGTCCTAACATTCCCATTAGTACTGGCATCATTTGGGTAGTGTCTATCATTGGTATGGTAATTCCAACTTCTGCTAATGCTAAGCCGAAATTTGCCATCGGTATAAGTATGAAGTTTGCTAGAAAGCCAATACCACACACCCATCCAATAAACGGTCTCCACCCCGCTACAAACATACTCTTACTTGCAGCTTCCACCTTATTTACTTCTAATTGTCCTTTTGCTAACTCTTGAGCGTGTCGCTCTGCCATCGTACTGATTTCGTGAGCAAGCGCCATTTTCTGATCTTTATCCTCGATAAATTTATCGAGCAGTGACGTTGCTGGGCCAATCAATGCACTAACTATTGACATTTTCCATCCTCTTCATCAATCGCTCTGCGCGATTGCTTACCTGGCGATACCATAAGGAGTCTCTTCCTTCAATAGCGGCAGTATTCCAGTCTCGGTTTCTCAAGGCTGCATTCATTTTCTTAAATTTATTCAGTCTTGTTCTTCCAAGATTGAATAGCATATTTACTAGTATTTCTTGCACTTCGTCTGGAAATTGATCCCAGTCAGAAGTATATAGAATAGAGCACTCAGAGCATGCGACGGTTAAGTCGGCCTCGAATGCTTCCTGTACACGTTCTGGATCTACTGAATGTCCTACTGCAAATCCGTACTCTGGATCAGTATCTTTAACAAGATGACCGATACCAAACGTTGGATAGCCTAGATGATCATTGTAAATCTCGTATACCACACCTTCATCGATTTCTAATTGCTTTCGTACTCTATCTATATTCATACCTTATTCCTTTAAAGTCCTGCTGCTGCTATTGTTATGAAAGGTAAAGCTAGTATCACTACTACAACTGTACCTACCCCTAACATGTCACACCAAAAACAGAACTTATCTTTTGTTTCTGTTGACAATTATTTCTCCACAGTTACTCTATATCTATGATAACTGGTCGTCTACTTTCAGGGAGTTCTTGTTCAAGTTCTATGAGTAGCATACCACGACCTGTGAATGCTTTCTTGATCTTTATGAACTCTCCTACAGTGAACGTGCGCTCAAAGCATTTACCACTTAGTCCTTTGTATATATAGAAGTCCCCCTTGGCTTCCTCCTGCTTGCGCTTACCTTTTATAGTTAGTTTACTGTTTTGCAGACTTATCTCTATATCCTCTTTATTCCAGCCTGGAAGGGCTAGTTCAATTCTATAGCTTGCGTCCCCCGATTTGATTACATTATATCGAGGATACCCTGCATCGAGTACTGTGCTACTTAGGTGGTTGTGCAGTCGGTCAAATCCTAAGAAATGTCTCTCAAGATCCGCCATTGTTAGTTTTGCTATTGCGTTCATGTTTTTACTCCTTTGCGCCCTTTCGGCACGCGTTCTTTGACTCCTTTCGGCAGTCATTACTTCTTACGAAGTTGTAATAGCCAGACATCTCCATCTCTTTCTGCTTGCCAGAAGATGCTGACTGTAAGTGTTACCATACATAGTAACAAAAAATGGGCCGCCATACTGAGGCCCGCGAATATGACATTTCCAAGTATTAAACAACCAAATGTAATTGACCACATCCACGATAATACTACCATAATCCACATTCTTGCCATAGGATCTGGTAGGTGTCGTAAAGGGTTCTTGTTATGGTTGAAGATGTACTCGTAATTGTCATACATCCATAATCCAAATTCTTTCATTTATTCACCAATTCCAAATAAATGCCAACCGTGATTTGCAATGGCATTTAGTATTATAAATATACAGGTTGCTACGTGTAACAACCACCAAAATGTTCTTATTGTTGCAATTTTGTCTGCATCGTAGTCTTCGCCTACTTTCTCACCGAGAGATTTCGCCCAAAGTCTCCACCACTTTTTCATAAAATTATATTTCCCATTATAAAAACTGCACATATCAAATTTGTACAGACGATTATAGTACGAATTATTGCTATCGCATTCTCATGGTCGGCAATATCTTCTTCACTATAAGTTCCTAGTGCGTGCTTCCATATTGTCCAAAATTTCTTCATCATTGCTTGCATATACGGGTATCTCAATTAATCCATGTTCTCTGTCTAAATATTTGTATTCAAGCTTTTTTACTTCGAATTCTTTAAGGGCGTTGAAAATTTTTCTCGGCTCAAAGTCTCCACAAGTGTACACATCTAACTGTACAAGTGCAGGAGATTGTCGATCCCATACATGAATTGCTACATGAGATGTTTCAATGATTACAACTCCTGTCGCGCCTTCATTACCTTTTACATCTACATAAGCAGTGATTGGTCCTTTACATATCTTCATTCCAATCATTTCTACTACATTTTTTAACCACTGTTCCACATAGTCTGGACAAGTGGGTGGATCCATACATTCTGCTCTAATTATTAAGTGTTTGTGTACTAGCATTTTATTCCTCTACATCAGGTAACATTCCGTTGTCCATCATGTGTTGTACTGCATCTTCGATGCCTACACGACGGCCCAGGTGCCAGCTTGTTGCTCCGCAACCAACTATGCAAAATAAAGTCAATATAAATAATCCGTAATCCATAAAAAATCCTAATTTCTGTTGCTTGTTTCTCTTGTTTTCAGTCACTATTATACAGAATTACAGATAATTTGTCAAGAAAAATTTTTTTAACCTTTTTTACATGGTAAAAATAATCCTTGACAAGAGACTTAAAATTTCGTATAATACTCAAATGAAAAAATATGAAAGGAAGCCTTGGAATGATTCAGAGTGTAAAATCCTTTCGGAGCATTACTATAATTCCCCTCTCGAAGAATTACAGGCAATGCTTCCAGGGCGGTCAATACAATCAATTCGAGGAAAAGTGTTTACACTAAAAAGGAAAGGGTATCGTTTTAAATATGAAAGTAAGAGTAAGAAATAATAATGTAGAAGGCGCTTTGAGAATACTCAAGCGAAAGATGAAAGAAGAGAATTTAATTACTCGACTAAAAGAAATGGAACGATATGAAAAGCCTACAGCTAAACGAAACAAAAGCAAATCCGCAGCAAAACTGCGCGAACAACGAAGGCAGGAAAAACATGACAAACCAAAGAAGAGTTATTGAGTTTATGCATACATTTGGACAAGAGGTGAAGAATGCACCTGCATGGCCAGATGATAAAACATTGAATCTACGCGTGCAACTGATCGAAGAAGAAGTTGACGAATTGTTCGATGGAGTAGATCGAAGAGATCTAAACAATGTAGCAAAAGAACTCGTAGACATACTTTATGTAGTTTACGGAATGGGAAATTCTTTGGGTATTGATTTGGATGCGTGCTTTGAAGAAGTACATCGCTCTAACATGAGCAAGCTAGAAGATGGAAAGGTACTCTACAGCAGCGCAGGAAAGGTACTCAAAGGAAAGGATTATTTTGAACCAGAGCTAGAGTCAGTTCTGTACAAGCAATATTATACGGGGCAACCATGAAAGAAATAAATAAAATAGAGATGCTAGTGAAATACTACGAAGGACTTGCGGCAAAAGCTCGTCTCAACATTGAAGTATACTTATCAAACTCGGTAGGTATTGGAGAACATTCAGATATTGTATCTGCAATTGACGAAGAAATTGGTAAATATGCAGGTGCAGTCGAGCGCATCGAAGCACTTGAAAAGATATACAGAGAATGCAGATGAATCCGAATATTCCACATGGATGGGCGAGAAAAGCAATGCCTTACGTAGAAAGTGAGTGGGTAGACAAGAAAAAGTTTGTCTATAAAGTATTCTATCGCGGTGTTCTTAAAATGGTAACAAGCGATAGAACCATTGCAAACAATGCCTATCAAGAAATTCTTGCGAAAGTATCGTGATTGAGATACATTCTACAGCAAACGAAGTATTGAAGCAACTTATATTGCCTTATCAATCTATCGGTATTCGTATTCGAGTACAAAGTGCTGGTTGCAATGGTCACAGCTACGTAATGGAATGGTGTTATATGAAACAGAATGGAGATCATATACTGGAAGCGCCAAAAACAATTTACATTGATTCAAAGAGTGCAATCTTTCTCTTTGGTTCGGAACTACAATACAAGAAAGAACAATTTTCAGAAGGGTTTGAATTTGTCAATCCCAACGAAACAGCAAAATGCGGGTGTGGCGAGAGTTTCTACGTCGCATAGGAGAAATAAATGGCTTACGGTGAAAGAGTCTTGGATCATTATGAAAATCCAAGAAATGTGGGGAAACTAGATGAACAAAAGAAAAGTGTGGGTACTGGTATGGTTGGAGCTCCTGCGTGTGGAGATGTTATGCGCCTTCAAATCGAAGTGCAAGATGACATTATTCAAGACGCGAAGTTTAAAACTTATGGTTGCGGTAGTGCTATTGCTTCTTCTAGTCTACTCACCGAGTGGGTCCGAGGCAGGACTTTGGATGATGCTGGCTCCATAAAGAATATGGAAATTGCAAATCATCTTAGTCTACCGCCCGTAAAAATACACTGTAGCGTTCTCGCAGAGGATGCTATTAAAGCAGCAATACAAAACTACAAGGAAAAGAATGATGCCAACTAAATTGAAGCCTGACACAAAGGTACTTGTCGACCGCAAGTCAAAAAAGGTCAAAACTGTACGATATTTCATGCACGCTCAAACTACAAATGATCTAGTGCAACTCATTCAGAAAGATACTACACGCCCAAAAGATAAGCAGAAGATTCGAAATGAACTTACAAAACGTGGCGTGACTATGATACTGTAGGAAAGAATAAAGTATTTTTACGTTTGTTGAAAGCTGTAGAGAGTATCTATTTCAATGTCCTACGCAAAAAATATACCTTGCCAAATTTTAAATTGTATGATATAATAAATACATTATGATGAGAACATCAGGTAAAGCAAGATTTAATCACTTATATAAAAAACGCTTGAAGAAGAGTAAATAGCGGAGCGTCGCCCTCAAGGCGTAAGCTCCGTTCTCACACTGCTCTTCAAAATCGTTTTTTTATTCTCTTCTTTACAATTGTCAATGACAATGATAATTCACATACGGTTATCGTGGGTCCAACGATTCACGATAAACTTTTAAGTATAACTCCGTTTACAACAACCACCATCAACTTCGAAAAATTATGCACGATTCGCGATGAATTTTGTATCAATTGAAAAGAATTTTCCCAGATATTCCCCTTGGCGTCGAGTTTCTTCTAGACAAAAAAAGACCCCGTAGAGGGGTCAAATTTATAAAGCACCCGTTGCG